GAAAAAGGATGAAAGTGATTTGAGATTGGATCTCGTAAATGGATCAACTATTGCACTACGCGGTGCAGACAACCCTGACAGCCTGCGTGGAAATAAACTGTGGTTTGCAATGCTTGATGAAACAGCAGATATTGCGGAAGAAACATTCTACGAAGTGATTCGCCCTGCACTTGCTGACGAGCAAGGACACGCACTGTTTGCTGGCACGCCTAAAGGCACAGGCAACTGGTTTTATGATATCTATACACGCTATCAAAACCATCCGGATTGGAGTCAACACGCATTTACTACTCTGGAAGGCGGTAATGTAAGTGAAGATGAAGTAGAAAATGCTCGCAGTATGATGGATACTCGCACGTTTAGGCAAGAGTTTGAAGCAAAGTTCGAAACCTGGGCGGGTATTGTGATGTATAACTGGAGCAGACAATATGAAGATCCATATGAAGGGCCAAAAACTGATTTACACATTGGTGTTGACTTCAATATCAATCCAATGAGTGCAGTGGTATATGTAAAAACTGCAACTGGATTGCATGCTATAGATGAGATTGTTATCCCAGGGTCAAACAGTGATGAACTGTGTGACGAAATAAAAACAAGATATCCACACAGTCGCATTACAGCATACCCAGATCCTGCAGGTGTGCAAAGAAAAACCAGTGCAGGTGGACGCACAGACATACAAATCTTACAAAATGCTGGATTTGTGTGTTTATATCGCAGAAAACACCCTGCAGTAAGAGACAGAATAAACAGCGCCAACAGTTTGTTGAAAAACACTAATGAACAAAACAGACTGAAGATAGATCCACGCTGTAGACAACTTATAGAAGCATTTGAAAAACTAACCTATAAACAAGGAACCAGTCAAATAGATAAAAACAGTGGTTTTGATCACATTGTGGATGCCGCTACCTACTGCATAGAATATCTATTCCCGATTACTGATAACAGACCCATGCCGGAACAACCAGAGTCCTGGTCAGTTGCCGTAAGATAGGTGCTATAAATACACAAGGATATACAAAATGAAATATACTTACAACGACATGGAAGCGATTCACCCAGGACATCAAACGCAGTATCAGCGTTGGAGATTCCTATATGACTCATATATGGGCGGCTTCTATTATCGCAAAAATGATTATCTTACACGCTATGTTTATGAAAATGAACAGGAGTATGATAACCGCAAACAAGAAACACCATTAGACAATCACTGTAAGAATATTATTCATACATATTCAAGTTTCCTATTCCGTGAATCACCATACAGAGAGTTTGGAAGTATTGAGAGTGATCCAAGTCTAGAGTCATTCATGCAGGATGCGGATTTAGATGGACGCAACTTCAACAACTTTATGCGTGACGCTTGCATTCAAGCAAGCATCTACGGCACTGCTTGGATTGTTGTGGATAAACCACAAACACAAACCACTACTAGAGCACAGGAACTTGAACAGGAAATCCGTCCTTATGTAAGCCTGATTAGTCCTATCAATGTTATTGACTGGGACTTTACACGCAGAGCAAATGGTGCATATGAACTCACCTATGTAAAAGTGTTTGAGCGTCACATCAGTCAAACAGAAGCAGTGTATAGAATCTACACACCTGAAAGTATTGATGTAGTTGTGCATGACAAGGGAAACACCAAAGCACCCGTTGATGTTATTGAATCAACACCAAACGCACTGGGCAAAGTTCCCATGGTTATTCTATACAACAGTCGCAGTTGGCAGCGTGGCATTGGCATCAGCGATATTGAAGATATTGCGGATCACCAACTTAAAATCTTTAACCTAAACAGCGAACTTATTCAACTTGCTCGCATTGGCAACCACCCAAGTCTAGTTAAAACAGACATGGTAAAGGCAAGTGCTGGAGCAGGCGCTATTATCACTGTGCCGGAGAACACACCTGAAGGGTTAAAGCCATACTTGTTGCAACCAGACAGCAACAACATTGATGGTTTGTTGTCAAGCATTGAACGAACAGTTGACACCATTGACAAACTTGCACACCTAGGTGGTATTCGTAGCACAGCCTCACGCAGTCAAAGTGGCGTTGCACTACAAAGCGAGTTCCAACTGCTACAAGCAAAACTCACTGAAAAAGCCAGTGGATTAGAACTTGCTGAAGAACAGATTTGGCGTTTGTGGGCATTGTGGCAAAACTCTACATTTGATGGTGTTATTGAATACAGCAATGTATACAACATGCGTGATAAAACTGCAGAACTTGAGCAGATTAAAATGGCTAAAGACAGTGAAATCACAAACCCAAGATTATTACGAGAAATAGATATTCTCATAGCAGAGATTCTTGTTGATGATGAAGAAACACTCAACGAGATTAAAGAAGAAACCGCGGTTGGAGGAGAGATTATACTAGAACACGATCCGGTGGAAGGCAGTCAAGACTTGGTTGCTCATATTAGAGAGATGATCAATCAAGGCATGAGCGATAGTGAAATACTAGAGTTACATCCAGAAATAGAAGAAATATTCGATGACAGTAGAGACACTAACTTGGAGTCAGGAACGACGACCTAATGCGGACAAGTTTTGGAGAGTAAGTAGATACCATAAAGAAAGTTGTTTAGTTGCAAATCAACTTATGGATTGCAGTTTAACACATTTCCGAGATCAAACAAAACCCGGCATTATAATCGGAACAGATCACGGAAAAGAAATATGGAACAGCACAGTGGATATTATTGTGTATGATCAACCATTTATGCTTGATGTTGCTCGTGTAAATGCTCGTATCAATAATAGAAGTGCAGAATATAGATTGTTGGAGGATTTTAAACCGGAACCCACACACTGGTTAAAGATATCAGACAACCAAATAGTTTATGATTTGCTAAAGGATTATCAGGATTGGTTACACAGTATACCTGTAATATACATGCAAAAAAACTATTTGATTAAAACCAAAGTAGACTGGAGCAGTATACTTGGTGAAAAAAGGGAGTTTGGAAGAAGCACATTCCAAATATTTAGGAGAGGATACGATTATGGCAATGAAGAAAAAAACTAAGAAAAAGGGCGGAAATAGACGCGGTTAAAACGGGTCGATAAATACTTACAAGATACCCAATCCTTAAGGAGACTTAAAAATGACAAGTGAAGACTTGGAGACCCAAGTGGTCAATACTCAAGAACAGGACCCCGTAACACCTGTTCAAGAGGAATCAAAAATGTTCCGTCAAGAAGATGTGGACAAAATCGTTGCGGAGCGTATTCAGCGTGAGCGTGCCAAGTTCGAAAAGAAATACAGTGATGTAAATCTAGACGAATACAAAAACATGCTTGCAGAAAAAGAACGCAAAGAACTGGAGGCTAAAAAACAGCGAGGCGAGTTCGAAAAGATTCTCGAAGAGACTGTTAGTAAGAAGGATAATGTTATCCAAGACTTACAAAAGCAGGTTCACAGTATTAAAGTAGAAGGTGCACTTCTTAATGCCGCGAGCAATAAGAAGGCAGTAAACCCACAACAAGTATCACGACTTCTGCAGGATCGTGTTAAACTTACCCAAACAGGTGAAGTAGAGATTGTGGATGACAATGGAGCACCCCGTTATGGAGATGACGGAAAACTACTAACAGTGGATCAGTATGTAAGTGAATGGTTAACTAGTAATCCTCACTTTGTTGCTTCTACTCCAGGAGGCAGTGGCAGTCAATCACAGACTGCTAATAACACAACCGGAGATAAAATAGATATCTCCAAGTTAGATATGACTCGCAAGGACCACAGAGAGATTTATTCTAAGTGGCGCACTGAGCGAGCATCTGCCAGATAAGAGGAGTAATATATCATGGCTAACGAAACACAAACCACGCTTGGCGCAGAACTGTTTACCAATATTCTGCAAGAAGCAATCTTCACTGCAACTGAACAGTCAGTTGCTCGCGCCGTAGGGCGTAACTATACACTAGCAGGCGGTGCAGGTAAGACTTTCCAAGTTCCTGTATACCCAACTGTTAGTGCCGCAAGTGTTGCAGAAGCAACTGACTTGTCAAACACAGCAATCAACCCAACAAGTGTAAACATTACACTTGCAGAACTTGGTGTGATGGCAACTGTAACAGACCTAATGCTAGAGTCAAGCCCATTTGATGTGGCAGCAGACATTGGTAACATCCTAGGTCGTGCAGTAGCAGAAAAGTTTGACACAGATATGGCGGCATTGTTCCCATCATTTGCTACAACAGTCGGCGATGATGCAACAGGAATCACAATCGACAGTTTGTTCAAAGCAGCAGCATACTTGCGTCAGGTAAATGCACCTGGTCCATATT